TGTTGCACCAACTGGAGGATTGCAGGGCGCGGGTGGTGCTGGCGGAAGCGAAGGGAGGATCATGACCGAGCTATGCGAATGCGGCGCCGTGCTGCGGACCGGCGACGAGGTGGTCGAGGATCATGTTTGCCCGCTGGTGCGGGCTGAGCAGGCCGACACGGTCGAGGAACTTGCGGAGGTGAAGAGAGAGAGGGACGAGGCCCTAGCCCTGGCCCAGACCGTCGAGCACTGCGTGAATCACCCGGGCCTGTATCGTGCGCCCGGTACCAATTGCCCGGTGTGCATGAATGAGATGAGACGGGTGGCGGTCGAGGAGTGCGTGGCGCTCGTTGAAAGAGTGAGCAAGAAGCAGCGGGCAGCTTTGAAGCGAGCGTGCGGGTTCGAGGCGGGGCAGTCGTATCTCTGCACCGAGATTCTCGCTGAGTTGAAACGAGAGGGGGGACGATGAGAGAGCAGATGTTCGATAGCGTAGAGGATGCGCTTGCGTTCAGCGCCGCGATACGGCGACGGTTGAATGCGCAGCATGAGGAAGCGACTCGATCTGTGAGGAGCGAGGAAGCGGTCTACACGCCGAAGCGGTGGGGCGAGGTGTTCCGGTTCAAGGTCGAGAGCGAGGACGAGCGAGAGCTGCTCCAACAAGCGTGCGCGGACGGGTACATCGACTGGACCTCGGTCGCCACGGTGCGCGAGTCCATCGAACGGGTGATCGGGCGCAAGCTCGAAGCGATCGAGGAGGAGCGAGTGCGGTTGCCATCGGCGTCGCTGCGCAAGACGGCAGAGGCGATGAAGCGCTGAGCGAAAGCGATCTTCAGTCCACGATCATCGAGGCCGTCCGATTCGCGGGCGGCATGGCGCACCACGAGACCGACAGCCGCAAGAGCGCGGCGGGCTTCCCCGACCTGTGTGTGGCGACCGATCGAGTCTGGTTCGCGGAGCTGAAAGCGGCTGATGGCAAGCCGTTGCGCATCGAGCAGGCCCGCTGGATCGTGAAGATCGGGAAGGCGGGCGGCGAGGTGTACGTGTGGCGACCTCACGATCTGGACGAGGCCATGCGCGTCATCGGTCGAGGCCGGGTCACGGCTGGCGTGGTGCGTGCCATCACCGAAGCGCAGGCGCGCATCGACAAGTGGGATGCCGAATTGGCGTCGGACCCGGTGAAGCGGTACTCTCGAATCGGGGGCAAGTACCGAAGTGGCAAACAACGGCAACGGCGCAAACGGTAAGAGCAACGGGTCGAACGGCTCGAACGGTACCGATGGGTCAGTACTTGAGCGAGTACCATCGGGGGACCTGACCAGTACGGGGAAGGGTTACGCGTGGCCTGCGCTTGAGCAGCGGTGGCTGATGGTCGGGCACATCGACCTCGAACGGTTCGCTGCCGACAACGACATCGCGTATCAGACGCTCAAGAACCGATCGTCTCAGCGAAAGAAGCGACTCGGGCAGTCGTGGCCTGAATGGAAGCGATCCATTCTCGACACCGCGCAGGCCGAGGCCGATCGTCTCGTCTCTCGCCACATGGCGACCGAGATCGCGGCGATGAACGAGAAGCACTTCCGCGCTGCGGAGCTGGGTCTCGCTGTCGCGGCTCGTAAACTGCGCAAGAGTCTGGCCGACGCGGGCGAGAGCGGCGAGGTCACGATGACGGCGAAGGACGTGCGAGCGCTGATGGGCACGTTGAAGGATGCTCAAGCGATGCAGCGCACCGCGAAGGAGCTGCCCGCCGAGCGTCTGGGTGTCGGTGCGAATGCCGACGAGACGTGGGTGGCCACGATCGACAGCGGCGGCATGGGTCGCGTTCGTCAGGCCACGAGCATCGAAGGCGACGGACAAGAGCCGATCACGGGCTCCTGATGCCTCGTCTGATTCTCCCGTCTCCGCATTCGCGGGAGCAGAACACGCTGCTCCACCCGCCTACCAAGATCAACGTCTGCACTGCCGGCTCCAAGTTCGGCAAGACCACCGGCATCGGTGCGTGGCAGGCGAAGGTCGCGTGGGAAAACCCGAACACGATCTCGCGGTGGGTCGCGCCCATCTACCGGCAGGCCAAGATCGGTATGCGGGTCATCAACCGGATGTACCCGTCCTCGCTGTGCCAGATGCACCGCGCCGACATGGAGCTGCATCTCGCCAACGGCAGCATCATTCAGTTCGCCTCGGCTGATCGGCCCGAAACGCTGGAAGGGGAGGGCGTTCAGTTCTTCGTGGTCGATGAGGCGGCGAAGATGAGCGAGGAGGCGTGGCAGGCTCACCTCTCCACGATCAGCGCGACGGACGGGATCGGGTGGGTGGTCTCGACGCCGAAGGGGCGCAACTGGTTCCACGCTCTCGCGCAGCTCGGCATCGACCCGAGCGAGCCCGACTTCTCGTTCTTCCGATTCCAAACATCGCACAACCCGCACGTCCGACCCGAGGTCATCGCTCGCGCTCGCCGCATCCTCCCGGTGCGCGTGTTCGAGCAGATGTTCCTCGGGCTGTTCCGCGACGAGACGGGCGGCGTGTTCGAGGGCGTGGACGCGTGCGCGGTGCTGCTTGGCGCTGCCGATCCAATCGCGGGCATGATCTACCAACTCGGTGCCGACATCGCGAAGGTGAACGACTACACGGTGCTCACCGTGATGGACTCGAACGGCAACGTGGTCGCGTGGGAGCGGTTCAACGGGCTGCTCTGGGGCGAACAGGTCCACCGTATCGAGAAGCTGGCGTTGCACTATCAAGCCACGATTCAACTCGACGCGACCGGCATCGGCGACCCGATCTTCGATGCGCTGCGAGAGCGCGGTCTGCGAGTCGTGCCGCACAAGTTCACGAACCAGAACAAGCGACAGCTCATCGAGAATCTCAAGGCGGGGATGAGCGAGGGCGACGTGCGCTATCCTCGCATCGCCATTCTCATGAATGAACTCAAGGCGTTCGAGCACTCGTTGACCAAGACTGGCGAGATCCGCTACTCGGCTCCGCTCGGTTCGCATGATGATGCGGTCATCAGTCTTGCCCTCGCCTGGTACGGCGTGAGAGGCTACTCCCCGACCGCAGAAGAGATCACCATTGAACCGCAGCGGCTGTACCGACAGCGCGGCGGCGGCGATGCGAGGAGAACGCAGCATGGGACTTCGTGACTGGTTGAAGCGACGCAAGCAGAGCAAGAGCAACGACCGGCTTCGCGAGTCGCTGTTCTCGCCGTTCGGGTACACCTTCCAAGACGAGGACCAGGGCTTCCGCCGCATCGGTGGGCGCAACGTGGACCGCGATCTCGATCAGCTCTCACACGAGAAGTCGCTGAAGCTCGCCTACTACCAATACATGACCAACCCAACGGCGCGGCGCATCGTGCAGCTCACCACCGACTTCGTGATCGGCAAAGGCATGACCGTCGTGGCCGAGAACGAGGCGGTGCAGGAGACCATCGACAAGTTCTGGGAGACGAACGATATGGATCAGAAGATCCACACGCGTGCGCTGGAGTTGGCGCTGTACGGCGAGCAGCTCTGGCCGGTGTGGGTCGGCAAGAATGGTATGGTGACTCTCGGATCGATCGACCCGCTGCGAGTCAGCGAGGTGATCGTGAACCAGCACAACGTCGAGGACATCCAAGGCGTCGTCGTTCACAGCGTCGAACAGGGCGCGGTCGTGCCGAAGCTCATGCCCGTCATCTCCAAGGAGAGAAGCGGGTTCTCCGAACACTTCGGCAGCTTCAAGTACGAGCGCGAACCGGAAGAGGGCGACCCCAACGGCGTATTTTTCTTTCGGGTCAACGCGGTGAGCAACGCCACACGCGGCACGAGCGACCTGCTCCCGATTCTGGATTGGCTGGATGCGGCGGATCAATTCTTGTGGGGACTGCTCGAACGTGCCGCGCTCGCTGGCATGCTGTTGTGGGACGTGACGGTCGAGGATCAGAACGGGCAGAAGGTCGCCGAGTATGCCGCGAAGGTGAAGAACGAGGGCGGCATCAAACCAGGGACGGTGAAGATCCACGATCAGAGCATCAAATGGGATCTGCGCGTGCCCAACTTCGGTTCGAGCGAGCACAAGGAGGCGTGGGAGCTGATCCGTCAGCAGATCCTCGCGGGCGCCGGTCTGCCGGAGCACTGGATTTTCGAGGGCGGCAACGTGAACCGAGCGAGCGCCGCCGAGATGAACGAGCCAGTGCTGCGACGCCTTCGCACGCGGCAGGGTTTTCTCGTGGACGCGGTGACTCGCGTAATCGAGTTCAACCTCCAGACGACCATTGAGGCCGGTCGACTCAATGTGGCGCCCGATCAACTCGGGTTCGAGATCGTGCCCGATCGCATCGGCGGCGAGGATCAGCAGCAGCAGCTCGATCGCGTCAAGACGGGCACGGAGATTCTGATGAGCGCGAGCGGCACGCTGATCCCGAAGGAGGACGCGGCGATCGTGTTCGAGAACTTCTTGCGAGAGGCTGGCGTGGAGCTGCCGAACGACGAGCAGTCAGCGGCGAAGGTCGAGGAGGATGATCTGGAAGAGAGCGGACCCGAGGTCGATACGAAGCTGGTCGACGGGTACGCCAGGGTGATCGAGATGGCTCGCCGTCGAGCGGGTGGGGAGAGCTGATGGGAGTCCCGCCACCGCCGATGGAGCCACGAGTCAATCAAGAGCCTCCCTCATCCGATGGGCTGATCACGGTGCTCCACGAGTCTCTCCCCACGGACCCCGGCGTCCCCCGCTTCCGCTCCTTGGACGAGCGAGTCGATGAACATCTCCGCGCTCCATGGTGGCGGCGCTGGATTCTTGGGAGGCGTGGCACCGAGAGCGGCGGGCCGAGGTGACAATGACGGCGAAATTCAAACCGGGCGAGGCCGTGACGGTGCGATGGCTGGACGCCACGTTCGTCGCCGGCAGCCAGTTCGCCACGTTCGAGGATCTGCCGCGTCTCGTGCTCTCTACCACCACCGGCATCTTCGTCGGCAAGGATCGCGAGGTGATCGCCGTCGCGATGACGTGCCACGAGGATCTTGGGCGGCGCGAGTATCGGGACGTGTACGTGTTCCCGATGTCGCAGGTTCAGTCCGTCACCCGCGCTCGCAAGGTGTGAACGATGGCCGTCACCGCAGCACAACTTGAAGCCTTCGCCGCAGCTGCAGAGGCGAACATAGCCAACGCCGTCGCGCTCGGTTCGCAGGCGAGCACGAGCGCGGCGAGTCTGATGAATCAGTCCATCCTCGATCTTACGGCTCGAATGCGGGCGCTGCCCCCGGAGCAGTGGACCTTCTCCGCTCTCGGTGAGCTGCGGGCACAGGTCGCGGCGACGGCAGAGGAGATGGGCGCGGCGCTGAACGCGCAGGCGCGGCGGGCGCTGCGGGAGTTCGCCGACCTCGGCACGACGGGCACGATGGGCGCCGCGATCGAGTCGGGCGTGCTCTCGTCCGAGATCGCCACGGGGTTCGCGGTGATCGAGCCTGCGATGGTGAACATTCTCTCAGGTCTCACAACGCCGCTGATCGACGGCATCACCGCAGGCGTCCAGGCGCAGATCGAACAGGCGATCTCGACCGGCATTCTCACCGGGGGCGGTCAACTCGAAACGATGGCCGCGATCGATCGTGCGCTGTTCAGCGGTAACGTCGGTTCGTGGGTCACACGCAGCGAGACGATCTTCCGCACCGAGACTCTCCGCGCCTACTCGCTGACCCAAGACGTTCGCAACCAGCAGCTCGAACGCACCTTCCCGGGCAGCGACAAGAAGTGGCTCACCACGCTCGACGGACGAGAGCGCGAGAGCCACCGCCGCATGCACAACAAGGTGATAAAATTCAATGAACGATTCGTGATTCAACCCGGCACGTCGAAGTCTGGCAAGACGGTGAAGGGTGGACCGGCGCGACTGAAATACCCTCGCGATCCGACCGGCCTCGGTTCACCACGTGCCGTCGCACGCGAGACGATTATGTGCCGGTGCGCTCACATCATGATGCTGAAACGCGGAGCGACCGCACGACGAGGCACGGCTCGCTCGGTCGGAGCAGAGGTACGAACCATCCGAACGGACGTGGAGGACTTCACCGACGCGATCCTGAGTTGAGAAGGAGAGACGACATGACGACCAAGAAGCGAACGAGAAAGAAGGCGACCACCCCCAAGAAGAGCGAGCCGTCCGTCATCGATGCGGTGGACGAGATCGTGGCGCGGGAGATCGGGTCGAGTCATGACCGATCAGTCGAGAGTGGGAACGCACCAATCGCGGTTGAGGCGCCCGTGGTTGAGACGATCTCTGGGGCAGACGAGGATGACCCGACGCCCGAGCGCACGCACGAGGTGACGGGAGGGGACGCGATGCTGCCGCCCTCGATGAACGCCACGCCCGCGATCATGCCGCAGAGCATCCCGGTCCCCACCACGGATCTCGTGTGCGAGAAGAACGGCTACCGCCACGAGCTGGGCCGTCTCAAATCGAAGGAGACGCCGTATCTCGTTGGCGAGGAACGACAGCGCGTGCTCGCTCGCCTCGTGTTCGCGAACGGCAATCGACTGCCCGATGGCTTCGTGGACAACATCGCGCCGTACCAAAAGGGCTATCTCGTGTACTCCACGACCGGTCACTCGTTCATGGTGATCGGCGAGTGAATCTGCGCGATCTGGACGAGGTTATCATCGCCAATCGGGGGTGCGTTCTGGCGGCTGCGTGGGTGGTGTTCGTGCTCGCGTTCAGCGTCGGCG